TTTGTTGAAGAAGTTGATCCAAGTATTAACTATTTTTCAGAATTTAGCACTTTATCTGAAGGTCATCCACTACATGATAGTATGAAAAAAATATCTATTGCATATCAAGATTTAAAAAAGTTTTTACCAAATGAATCAGAAATAAATAATACATAATGGAATTTTATTATTTTGGTGGAAATTTTACTCCAGTTTTAAATGAAATTAAAAAATCTAAGTTTACGGGCGTTATGTTTACTTATGATGCAATGCAAGGTGATATATTTACAAGAATAGTACAACAGTTAAAGCCTGATGAAAAAATTAAATATTTAGTTGCAATAAGACCTTATACCATGTCGCCTCAATATCTTTGCATGATTAATCAAAGTATGAATTTAATTATGGGGAATCGGTTACAAATAAATTTTATTTCTGGATATACAAAAGATCATGAAAAAGATTTTGGTGGAATTATGGGAGAGGTTAATGATCTTTCTGGTAGTGATAAAAAATCTAATTATCTTATTGAATATTTAAATATTTTAAATACGATGTCAGGAAATAAAAATAGTTTATATCCATTAGATTTTTATGTATCAACAAATAACGAATTTGTAGAAAAAGTAGTAAATAAATATAATAATAAAATAATTTTACCGTATAAAAATTATAAAAATGGATATTGGGAAAAAATTAATGAAAGAAAAATAGAAGTAACTACTAATGAACCTTTAAACTTAAATTATAATAATGTAATGTTAGCAATAACGCCTATTCTTAGAAAATATCAAAAACAATTAGATGAGTTACCAGAAGAATATGCATACCGACCCGTTTGGCGTAAAAACGAAAAGCCACATGCAGTATCAGATATTGAGTTTTTTACTTATGATGAATTTAGTATTTTTATAAAAAAACTTAAAGAAAAAGGCATAAATCAATTACTTATAAATGCTTGGCCCGCTAGGGAACATGCAGTAATTATGCATTACATTGAAAAATATACACAGTCAAAAGAATTGGAATCAGAAAGAAATGACTGATTTCATAGCAAAAATATCCTAGGAGGAATAATGAATAACTTGCTAAATGATAAAACTAAAGCAATGCTAGCATCATATGGACGATCTGTTCTTGGTGCAGCAATTGCACTTTACATGGCTGGCGTGACTGATCCAAAGGATCTATGGGCTGCACTCGTTGCTGCTATAGCACCCGTTGCATTGAGAGCGCTTAATCCTAATGATAAGGCGTTTGGTATTTTGCCTGACGTTGCCGAAGTTGAAAAAGCACTTAAGTCTGCAAAGGTATCAAAAAAGAAAACTACAAAGAAAAAGTAGTTTATTTAAATAGAAGGGGCAAAATAAAAATTGCCCTTTCTATTTTTACAAAAGGATATTATGGATTTTGTTTATATTTGTAAAGAAGGAATTAATGAAGAATTAAAGTATTCTATTAGGTCTGTTGTTAAAAGTTTTCCAGACTCAAATATATGGGTTGTTGGCGGTAAACCTGATTGGTACATAGGAAATTATATTGAAGTACATCAAATACATACTAAATATAAAAATGCTGTAGAAAATTTAAAAACAATTTGTTCTTCACTACAAATATCTGATAAATTTATTTTAATGAATGATGATTTTTATATTATTAAAAAAATAGATAACATAGATACTTTTCATGGTGGTTATTTATTAAATAAAATAAACTTATATCAAAAATTAAATGGTAATTCTAATTATACTAGAAAACTTAGTGCTACATATAAAAGATTAAAGGCTATTGGAATTGATAATCCATTAGATTATGAACTACACGTACCCATGGTTATGGAAAAACAAAAATTGCAAGAGGTATTGGATAAAAATGACCAGTTTTTATGGAGATCCATATATGGAAATATATTTAAAGTAGGTGGATCAGAGATGCAGGACGTTAAAGTTTATACTAAAGGTCCATTAGTTTTTAAATCTTATAATTTAAACATAGACAATCACACATATCTATCTAGCGCAGATAGTTCTTTTAATGTTATTTGGAATAATATACTAAAGATTCAATTTAAAGAAAAAACTAAATTTGAGAAATAATGTCTAAGTATTTGTTTTTTAAAATAATTGGGGAAAAATTGTTAATTCCAATATTATATGCCCGTTCTTTATGTGGTACTTTATCTTTAATATTAATATAATCATCAATTGTTTTTGCTAAAGCCTTTAAATCTGCTTCAAACAATTCAAGTCTAATCTTGGTTCTAATCGTTCCTATTGAATTACTTTTAACCAACCACTCTGAAGGTAAAACAAAGTTATTAGGGGATACATCAGTCATAAAAACTGGCAGGGCACTCATAAGAGCCTCATTCATAGGCAAACAAAGACCAGCATAACGTCTTGGTAATACCATAGCATCAAATCCATCATACATACCTTCTCTGTTGTCTGGATTACCAATCTCAATTTTAAGCCTGGAATCCTTAATGTTTGTTTCTATTTCACTTTGACTTTTAATTACTAACTCATAATCTGCTTTAGAGTGTTTAAGCATATCAATAACAGTTTCAGTACCATTTCTATCCTTTGCTGCTTTTTTACCAGCAATATGCAATATTCTGTTATGTGATTTAGATAAATTATTTTCTTTTACTTTACTAAACAACTCTTCATTTGTTGGTGGTGGAAGATGAATAACTTTTGTTTTACCACCAAACATTTTTTTAATGTGTTCAATTTGCCATATACTTGGAGACAAAAGTACTGTTGGCAAAGGTAAATTGGGGTTTGATAAATGTCCAAATAATTCATAATTATATTGAAGAATTGTTTTTACATTATATTTGTTTGCATATTTTATAAAGTTTTGATCATAAAATGTTTCACAACTTAATACAATATCTACGTCACCTAAAAACATTTTTATTTGTTGTATAGATGGAAATCCATTACTCCTGATACAACTATATTTTTCATACCATTCAGGATGTTGTATATTTTTGTTAAAAGGTGTTGAATCAATTAAAAGAATTTTATCTGGATTAAGCATATTTACTAGTTCTTTAGTTTGATTACCTAATCCAGTATTATCAGATCTTGCAATAATTCCTAATCTCATTCTTTATATCCCCAAATATCATCATCACTCGTATATTTTCTAGTACCTTGGCGACCATCTAAATGATAAGATCTTTTAATATCACCTTCTGGATGATAAATCCAAAGTTTATGAGATTCCCATCCATAATGTTTGCAATCTTCTTGAACTTTACCATGAAATCTATCCTCAATAAAAGTTTTTTCATCAGAAAAAGGTAAAACAATATCTCTATAATATTTTACAGTACTTAAATGAGGTCGTTGACTCCATTGAGATGTTTTCATAAAACAATCTTTAAGTTCAATCATTAGATGATTATGGCTTTCTGGAATTGCTATTTCATGATGAAAACGAATTGTGTTAGCACTTCCATACTCAATTAAATCAAGACACTTATCCCAATCAATTGGTTGATCTGTTGTTAATGGAGCATCTCCTTCAACATATAAAAGAAGAGATGTTTTAATTTCATCAATAGTTTTACGCATCATCGTAGTTTGATGACTATGCTTTTCAAAAATTATTGGCAATATATTTTTATATTCATGTAAACATTTCCAAAGAATTCTATTTTTATATTCATCGTAATCTTTTTTTCTATGTTTTTGTTCTTTACGTAATCCATCAATTTGCATAATAATTTCATTATCTGGAAAATGAAATCTAATAGATTTAATAGTTTCATCTATTATATCGGTTTCTGGGTGTGATGGAATTATTGATGTTGCAAGTATAATTGTTATATCTCTTTTATGCATTTATTTGTTCCATAATTTTAATTCCTAAATCTCTTTTATATTTAATCCACCACGCTACTATTTTATGCATATTTGCAGGATATTGTTCTAATAATTCGGGAATTAATGTACGCAATTCAGACCAGTCAGTGACACCAACAGTAGGTATTTCATAACCAAATAAATAACCATAAAAATCCTTATTAACACCCCTTGCATCTACCTTATCAAAAATTGGTAAGCACAACATTTCTATAGATTCAAAAAACCTAAAGGTATCAATTGTTGCAGCCCCAGAAGGCGCTGGAGCAATTTTGGCACTAGATAAAAATCTATAATAGTCTTCTGGTTTTTCTCCCTGTGCAAAACCTGCTGTAGGATTAAAAAGGGAATTTGGTATAGTTGGCATTACTTTTGCTATTTGTTGTCTTCTTGCATGTGTTATTTGCCCACTAAAATATACATCATAATCTTTTGAAGGATATTCTAAAATTATTTTTTTTAAATGTTGTGGAACACCTATTGGAAGTTTATTTAAATTTTTATGTTTTTCAGATGGATATTGTACCCATATTTCTGTATTTGTATGATTTATTTTTTCAATATCAAACCTGTTTTCTTCGTCACCAGTAATGAATAAAACTAATCTTGATATATTTTTTATTTCTTCATTTATATATTCCTCATAACCAATATTTTGTGGACCAGGAATAACAACAAAAGCCTTATCTGTTTTGGGTATTGATGTTACTTTAATTTGTTCAACATTATATTTATCAAAAATTTCTTTTAATATTGCATAATCCCACTTATCGCTGGCACAGTCATTTGAATTAAAAGAATATAGGTAACATTTATGTTGATTCATTTTTATTATTTTTTATCCATATAAAAATCAACCATTTCTTTCATGCTATCCTTCATGTTATGTTGTGGTTTCCATCCAGTTTTTTCTTGCAATAAAAATGAATTCATAAATTGTTTTTTAATTTCAACCCCATTGTTTGGAATTATTTCATGTTTAATATTTTCTCCGATAGATTCTTGAATAATATTAAATACCTCAAGTGTAGAGTATCTTTCTCCAGACGATATGTTAAATGACGAAATATCATTAACTGTTTCTATATATGAAAGTATATTATTATATGCCAAAACAACATCTTTAACATTAATATACTCTCTGATGTCCTTACCACTATTTCTTATAGTAAAGGTTGTATTATCTTTATATGCTTTTATAACTCCAGGAATTAATCTTTGAACATTATTATCTCCAGTTCCATAAATATTACAAGCACGGGTAGTTGCCAAAGGCATATTATAAGTATTCCTGTATGAGTTACACATAATATCCGTAATGGATTTAGATGCATCATAAGGATATATTCCGTTAAGAATATGGTCTTCAAAATATTCACTACCCTTAAGTTCACCATATGCCTTGTCACTAGATGCAACAATAATTGATTTACATTGGTTATATTCTCTTAACGATTCAAGAACATTCAGAGTACCAACTGAATTAGTATAAAAGGTATTATATGGATATTTAATTGAATCATATGCCTGAGTTTGTGCTGCAAGATGTATAAAATATTCTGGTCTTGACCTTGCTATAAAAAAATCAATATCAGTTTTATTGGTAACACTTCCATATACTTTGTTAGTTTTATTAGATAATTGAGTTTTGCTATGTTCGTCTTTTAACAAGACAAAAACATTCCATCCCATAGATAAGTAATGATTTGAGAGATGTGATCCTAATAAGCCTGTTGCACCTGTAATTGATATATTTTTCATTTTATTGTCTTTTCTCAAAATACCAATGTGCTTCATGGTTTTTTGCTAAAAATTCTCCAACATAGCCAAAAGACTCTAAGTATGAAATAGTATCTTCTGGAGTTGTGTCATAGTCACGAATACCTAAATCATCATGAATTGATACAAATATTTTTAAGTTGTTGTCTCGTAATGTTTTTTCTGCACCCTTAAACACAAGAAGTTCTGCACCTTCTACGTCAATGTTTAAAACATCTGGAACAATACCAACTTCAGAAACATAGTCATCTACCTTAATCATTGGTATGTTTTCTGTATTGTCATGAATGTATGCGTATTTATTTCTATCAATAATTGGTCCAAGATATTTTTCTCCCCAGGCATTTAAATCACTGCCCTTACGAGTATCTGTCGTATTATCACTCATTAGTCCAGCGTAACATGCCATGGGATCTACTGAGTAATTTTTATACCACAATGCATGAATATTTGCCCAAAATTCAGGAGTTGGCTCAATCAATACCATATTTTCTGGTCCAACAATATCAGCATAAACTAAGTTACACCATCCAGACTCTGTTCCAATATCAAAAAATATATCACCTTTATTAAGGTGTTGCTTCATGCTGTAAATTCTTTCACTTTCCCAATAATCCCAAACATCCCAATCAGCCAATGGCTCATTAAGTTTTAGCCTGTAGTCATAATTTTTTGTTTGTCCTTGGCGAAGATATGGAACTGTTTTCCATTTGATATCTGATCTTTCTATAAAATTCATAGACCCAACTCCTTCATAATTGATGCCCAGCGATGGACATATGTGTGTTCTTTCTTAGTTCTTTCATGCCCTGCAGTTCTAATATTTTCTCTTGACACACCATCTAAAATATATTCATCTATCTTTATTTTTAGATCTTCTAAGTTTCCATGCTCATAAAACACAATCTCTTCTTCATCTTTAAAGTATTCTTCAAGTCCTTTAATGCGAGGGTAGATAGTAAAACCACCACGACCAGTGCTTTCAAACAGTCTATCACTAGTATAGTAAGGATAATTAAAGTTAATGTTTAAACTATCACCTATTGCTACCTTGCTTTTTGCGTAGATACGGTTTAATGCATCTCCACGAACAGTTCCAGTATCACCATCTCCACCAACATGTAAAAATCTTTTACCATATGTCTTTCTTAAAAAGTCTATTAACTGTGGGCGATACTTGTGTTCTGGGTGATATCCCTTGCTGCCAACAAATATAATATCATGTTCAAAATCATATTTATCATAGTCTTCGTGCATATAACACTCTTTATCATATACACCTGCAGGAAGGAAGTGTCCCTTAACTTCTGTATTTTCATTAAACCAATCACACATTAGTTTATCTGTAGCAAAGAAGTGACCTATGTTTGTGTAGAAGTCATCATTCTTTAGATCTTTTTCACGCTCAATGCCAAACCATAAATCTAAATGATAGGTCATAGTTGGTACGCCAGCAGCCTTTAATTCTTTTAGCACATCTGTCATAGATCTAGATCCTGGAGTTTGCCATCTATGTGTGTGTACCCAGATAAATAGATCAGACTTTAATGCTTTCATTAATATTTCTGTGCTACCTGCTTTTTTTTCCTGCAATTTTTCAACGGTATGCCCAAGAGATTCCAAAGACTTAGCATGATGATTCTCACTACTATAAGGCACCTCAAAGTTGCCAAGAAATATTATTTTTGCCACATAAAGAGTATAGCATACATAGTGTATAATTATAAAATGCATGAAAAAATAAATATATATTATGATCAAATATATGAAATAGAAAATTTTTTATCAGATAAGACTACTAATGATCTTTTGTCTTTTGTTGATTTAGAAGGTGATGAGGGATGGATAAAGACTAACGAAGGACACACAGGTACTAGTAATAGTGAAACAATACAGTTAATTGCTAATATAGGAAAAGAACTAGAAAATAAAATAATGAACTATTTTAGTAATGTAGAAAAAATGGTGCCAATAGGACAAATAAAAAGATTAAAATCTGGAGAGTCTATGCCTGGTCATAGGGACAGGGGAGTTCGTGGTTATGATAAAAAAGAATCTAAATATCATAACTCGCCAGGAACAGATATTTGTTTTGGAATAATTTTATATCTAAACGATGATTTTGAAGGGGGAGAGTTATATTATAAAGATCTTGATCTTAGGATTAAACCTAAAAAAAATTCAATGGTAATTCATAAGTCAAGTATTTTTCATCAAGTTCTTAAAGTAAAAAATGGTACAAGATATTCAATTACTAGTTTTATAATGGGTGATGAGTCAACATATTGTATTATTAAATAAATCCAATTTTTTAAATTTCATTTTGCCCCCTAGCAATTGCAGCAGATGCCTCAAATGCTTTTTCTGTTCTACGAGATTTTAATAGCCCCTTTTCTTTCCAAAGCGGGATGGTTGCCTCAATATCTTTAGCAATTTGTTCTCTTATTTCTTTAACAGTAAAAACAATAAAATTCCAAACATCCTCTTTTTGTTTATCTGTAAGTTCATCAGTCCAGTTACTCATCTTCCCCCTCAAACTCTTTTAAGGCATTAGAATTGCTAAAACAATTACGGCAATCCTTATTGACTAATTTGCCACCACAATAGTCACAAAACATAATACTATGATATCAGATTTATAATTGGTAAACTACAGTTTTAAACTTTTGGAGTTAAAACTAGCCATTCCATTTGTTCAAACCTACCTTCTGAACATAGAAGCCACTTAAGATTATCATTCATTTTATTTATAAAAGGTAGATTTGGTATAGTTTTAGTTCTGTTATAAAAATAACTGATATCAAAAAAATTTTTAGAATATTGGATTATATTTTCATACTTTTTATTAACATCAGCCCATCTATGTATTTCTATTATTAATGTAGAATTTTTACATGCCTTCAAAAAACTATCCGTTAATAGATTAAACTCTTCTCCCTCTATATCTATTATAAAAATTCCAGGGTTTTGGCCTTCTTCGTTTAATATATTGTTAATCTTTGTTAAAGTGGCTTCAGAGTCTATATGTACTGAATTTAATACATTGTTTATTTTTGCATTTTCTATCATAATATTTCTACTTTTTTGATTAATCTCAAATCCATAGGCTCTATCTACAATGCCTGAAAAAACAGAGCCAACTACATAATAGCCATCTGCTGCACCAATATCAATTAAATATTTATACGATCCCTTAGTTTTATTTAAAAATTCTAAAATGTCTTGTTCGTATGTTCCTAAAAGTTTTGAGCCTAAGTCTTGAGTTCCCGTCCATTCTGAAAATTCTGGAAGAAAACAATCTTTAAATACATTGTCTTGTATTTTGCCATTAAAAAAAGAATATACTTGTTTTCCCAGTTCAGACCTAAATAAATACAATAAATTATTTTGAAAGTCAAAGTTCATCTATTTCCAAACATAGAATTTAATAGTTCATTCTCAAGTTTGTCTTTACAGGTAGGACAGTATTTTGTGGGGACTTTAATATTCTCTGCCACCTCAAAAGAAATACCACACTTAAAGCATAAAACTTTAATCATCTGCCCTGCCTCAAAAACGGCTGTGACCAAAGTTCTGTTAAAGACTCATCCCCAATATCATCAAAGTAATAACGATTGTTTTCAAGGCTATAAGTCCAACCCTTCCATACATCCCCTTCATCCCAAGTAAGGTTTGTAGGAGTTTCAGCCATAGCCTCATCTATCATGGTTTGTAGATCTGGCTTCATCTTTTTACTTTGCTAATTATTAAAGTTATTACTGCTAATTGAATGCATATACAGGCTAACAAAAATTCTACCATTTTTACCAACTCTTTCTTATAAGAACATTCAATCTTACCATATTTCGGCGAGAAAAGCAAAAGAGCCTTTTATTCACATGCTCAGGTGTATGCCAGTTATTTAACGTCGCTGTCTCCCCACGACATATCTGCGACTCCACGATGAGGTGGTGCAGAAAATTATAATAACACCATTTTTGACTGGCATAAAGTTCGGCGCAAAATAGAATAACAAACCTTCCAATGCCCTACAAGGGCACTAGCGGTGAGCATCCTTCATATGCCTAGATAATGATTCATAGGCAAAGATACCCCATCTAAGTTCCCATTCTTTGTTACAGGTAGGGCATGTAATTATTCTTGACATAATCTATTATCTCAAATTTTGGCGGGGAAGTCAAGAAGTACCCACAATCCCCAATGTAATAATAAACCTTGTATATACAAACCTTATATCCCCATAGCACCATATGCCAGTAATAAATGGTTTGCAAATAGGGTTTTATAATGATTAAATGGATCGTAATACCTGCACAGGCAGTGGAAGTATAGGGCACCAACCTTTTGAATATAATGGAGTAGGGTTTTCTCCATGTGGTGAGTATGTTGCTCATGAAGCCAGTAAGCCATGTGATGTTATTAATATGGAGGCGATTCCAGGACCTACCAATGATCCACATATTTGCACATGTAGAACAGACTCATGCCCATGTGGTGAGTTTATATCCCATAAAGTATCTGAGGTTTGTACTGCTATAGGCTGATATGGTGGTTTGGGAAGCCAGAGAGATGTTTAAATACCCTCGCAAATAGGGTTTTAAATAGATGTTTATTTTTATTTTAAAATCCTGTAAAAAATCTATGATAGTTTTTATAAATAGAGTATGGGATTATGCCTGGATCAATCCACCAATCTTCTGTGCTACTTTGACAAACCAATGAATATCCCAATGCATCAAGTATTTCTCTTTGAGCATCCCTAATAGAACTATTTTTAAAATGTTGTAAAGTATCGTGCTCAAACATAATTATTGTAAACCTATACTGATTTAATGGTAAGGCTATAAGTCCTAAAAGAGATTGTGCTGGATTATCTAACATTCTACCAGTATTCTCGTTGTATCCAGGATCAATGTTTACAGAAAGAAAATCTATCTGCTTTGGATATTGTTTTTTATTAAAATATGAAAGATAGTCAAATGTTAAGGCATTACATAAAATACATTCATTTTTTCTATTTTCAACATACAATTTTTGTAAATCTTCTTGCATTTCAAAAGAAACCCCTGTCCAGTCATAATTTTTTTCTAAAACATATGTATTGTTATTTTCTTTAAAATGTGACCCACCCAACTCAACATAGTGGCCATTTTTTTTATAATTATGAATTTTTAATATAAAGTCTTGTTTCATATTTGTAAAATTCATGTTTTCTGGAAATTCAGAACTTCTGCTATTTTCGTCTGTAATCATAATTCATTGTATCACTTTTGTCAAAAATAATTCTTACTGATATTTTTTAGATTTGCTTTAGGTGGAGGAAAGTGGAGCAAAGTGGGTGATTGGGCGATTTTATAGATGGCGTCGTAATCCTCTGGCGGCCAAACCCCCCTATCCCAAACCTCCCAAACCTTTCTATCCTGCATATGGGGCATGCATTATATCCCAAAAACAATGGTTTGTCAAACCTTCATAGCCTAAAACCCCCCATAAAAATGCCCAGAAAATATAACAAAAAGTTATAAAACACCAGGAAAAAATTTAAAAAGGTTTGATAACTATAGGAAAAGTTTGTATAAATCTGGGATTTTTTTTCCCGCCTCGTAATGTGTTATAGTACTATGATTTACGGCGGGGCGGGAATTTAAAAAGAGTTCTTAATACCCTTATAGGTATAGTAACAAACCATTTTAACTTCTTCTCTAGACTATTTTGTATCTTTAACTCTGGAGACTCATTCTTATAATGCTCTGATTGAAAGTAAGGGCTAAACATTACATTAGAAAAATGTCTTGGACTCATACACTTATTATACATCTATGTTAGATATGAAGGTTTGGGATATAAAGGTTTGAAAGGTTTGATAATTCCCCACAATCTGGGATTTTTTTCAAAGGCTTCTTAATGTCTTTTCGTAAAATGGTTTGGTGGTTTGACAAGTGGGACCCGAGCCAGAGC